AGCGCAAGCGGACGTTTGTTCTTAACACCGAGCATCCGGGTGTGACTCGGATCGAAAAGGAACTTCCGTGAGCTACATCGACCCCACAACCGGCGCGCGCGTTGCGGTGAGCACGTTCGGCGAATGGCCGGAAGGCTCAGGAGTGGAAGCGCGGCGAATTGTGAACTGGAAAAGTGCCTTTGATGGTCCAGTCACTGACGAGACTGACGAGACAATCACCTACGGAAAACACGAAGGCACGAATGTCTGGTGGATTTATCTGCCCGGTTGCGGACGGGGAAACTTGCGCAATCACAAGATCGAGGAGCACGAAGACGGCACCATCACCGTCTCTCCCTCCATCCGCATGACCGGCCACAAAGACGGCAAACCGATGGAGCGCCACGGCTTTCTAGTGCGCGGGCGCTGGCATGAAGTGTAAAGAACTGTTGGGACCGAGGGAAAGTGGACGACGCCATTAAATTGCTTGTCTATCGGGAGTTGGAGCGCCATCTCAGTACCTACAATGGCGTGAACGTGTGGCTGAGCCATAACTACGATCCTAGCGTGTGGGAGCCACGTTTCGCCGAGCAACAACGCAAGATCGACGAAATCCGCAAGTGGGCTGAGCAATTGCCAGACGAGCAGAAGGTAGTTCGCAAGCATTATCTCGACTGGCTGAAGAACTACTACCAGAGCGGCCTTGATGATGCCAGAAGCGAACTGCAAACACAGAGCCAGAAGCGTGAAATGGAGCAGTCACGTGCAGATTCCGAGCGTCTACATCGGGAGGCTAGTGCGCTTGCTCCAATTCCGAAACCTACGTTTTTAAGTGGAGGAACACCATGACCAAACAAGCGGCAGCAGCAAAGGAAGAGGGCAGGGAAGAGACTCAGGATGTGCGCGTGCACATCCAGTTAATGAGCAAAGAAAAAACCATCCGCGTCAACATCGAGGACCTGGACGGCTGCATCAAGGCCAGAGGGCTGAACAAGAAAGACGCGCAGCTCTTGCACGGGTTTTCGAATGTGCTGCAGGACATTCACTCCTCGAACGCGGATGCCACAGTCGTGACCCTAACCCCAAAGAACGTCGAAAAGGTGTTGGGCGCGGAACCGCTGGAGGCTAAGGAGGAGGAGCAAACGGCAGCCTAAAACTTTATTTTTGGGCTGAATGAAACCTAACTGCATTCCACTCATCTAGGCAACTGAGTACAGGAATCGCGAACACCCCCCATAACCACGGGAAACCCCCGTTGGATGGGGGGTGTTCCATTTTGGAGCTCTTGTTTGCCTACCATGCGCACCGTCCGGCTGGTCAATCCTCAGAAAAAGCGCAGGAATCGTACTTCATCGAGATCGCGCCGGCGGAACCGCCGTCGCAGCAGAAACACATTGGGAGGGGGTGAGCTATTCGTTATGACGAACCCACGTAAAAAGAGATCCCGGAATACGCGGAGACGCGCGCGAGCGCGCAACCGCCATCGTTCGAGCTTCTCGGCCACGCGCAGCCGTCGCCATCGCAATCCGTTTCGCGCTGGCCGGCGCCGGCGCCGCAATCCGTCGATTGGCGGATTCAGCGCCAACGAGCTGTTCAAGCTCGGCATCGGCGCGGCCGGCGGGGCCATCGGCACCCGATACCTCACGCAAGTGATTTTGGGAGAACACAACACCGGGGCCACGGGCTACGGAGGCAACCTGGCAGCGGCCATTGCGCTCGCTTGGGCAGCCGCGAAGTTCGCCGGACCCGACATCGCCAAAGGTGTCGCGGCTGGCGGAATCAGCGCGCTGATCATGCGCCTGTGGAGCGAGAAAGTCTCGGGCACATCCCCGGCAGCGCTGTCCGGCTACCTCGGAGACCTGGAATTTTCAAGCGATGGACTCGGAGCCTACATCGACTCCAGCTTCCCCGTGCCCACGGTGAGCGCCCAGAACGGGAATTACCTGGCGGTAGGAGCTGGATCGTCCTGGGGTCCATACGGAGCGCCAAGCGGCGCTGCGCTGGCACCAGGAGGCTCGGCTGCGCCTGCGGTTGCGGTGCAGGGCGCAACCCTGAGCCGTCACGCTTCCCGCTTCTAGGTTTGTGAAGTTTTCAGCCCGCCGCGCTTCGGAGAGGCGCGGCGGCTACAAATTTTCTCCAGAAGGCAGGTGCATCCTCATGATGCCACGTTTCTCAACAGCAGAACGGTTTGACCGCCTCAATCGCGACATGCGAGGCGAGAACTTCGACCCATCGCTTCTGTCCGGGCTCGACTTCGGCAGACTGCCGAAAGTCTCCGGGCGGAACCCGCTGGTCGCGAACATCATGGAAGTCATCAACCAACCGGTTTTTGACTCCGCGTCGTTCAACGCCTCGGCAGCGATGACGAAGACCGTGCTTTTCCAGACGCCCATCGGCCAGGGCGGAAAAACCCTGGCGCAGACCTACATGACGAAAGCTGGCCAGCTCGAGCAGCCGCAAAAACTCGTCATCCGGTCGATCAAGCTGTGGCTCGCCAACAACACGACGTTGGTCGATATGATCAATTTTCTCACCCTCAACAGTTTCGTGTTGACGGTCGGGAAAAAGCCCATGCTGGAGGTCAACTGCGGTGTGCTCACGGCTGGAATCGGAGCCATGGCGTACTCCGCAGCAGAGCTCGGCACGCTCGCCACGGGCGACGCGCAGTTCGTTTCCACCTCGAACGGCGTCCCCGATCAGCGCAACTCGTTCACCCTGAACCAGCCCATCGTGATTGAAGGCGGCGAAGGTTTTTCGGTGACCATCAATCCGGAAACCGCATGGAGTTTCCAAGCCAACACGACACGGCCAGTCGGCGTCGGGACCACGTTCTACGTGTACCTCGACGGCGAACTGTACCGGGGCGTGCAGTAGAAAGCGGTTTGCCACATCCGAATTTCTCCCGCGCTCAAAGGGGAAGAGGGGCGCGGGAGACGGTTCGGTTTTTCCGGTTTTCGTCTTGCGAGGGCAGCTATGCGGCATTCTGACAGAAAAAAACCGTGCTCGACGTGCGGCGGCCACGGCACGCTTCAAGTCGGGAACACGGTGCAGAAGTGTCCGATGTGCGAAGGCTCGGGAGAAGATTTTCAGCCGGGGCTTTTTTTCGCGTATGAGATGGGGCCAGTGGTGCTCGCGGCGGGCGGCGCATCCGTCAGCAATTATCCGGTGGCAATTCTCGATCGCTCGTTCAAGTGGATGATGCTCACCGCTGTCTCGACGGGCGCCTTCACCATTCTGATCAAGGACTCGCGCAACAAGAGGCCTTTCAGCAACCAGGCGATCCACTCGTCGAACATCATGGGCACGAGCACCAACCCGTTCCCCCTGTTGACGCCGTTTGTGTTTGAGCAAAAAGGCCAGATTCTGGCGGACATCACCGACATCAGCGGAAACGCCAACACCATCCGCATCGCGTTCCACGGCGTGGAACTGGACGACGACTAACTGACTAGGGCACACCACAAGAGGGGATGGCGCGGATGCGGAAGATCGCGAATTTCTGGAACTGCCTGCCGCACCAGGTGCAAGCGCTGATCGTCTGTTTCGGGGGCGCGGTTGCCGGCACACTCGCGAAGGCTCTCGACACTCAGAACGTGTGCATCCAGTTTGCGTGCTGGAAAGAATATCTACGGCCGGCCATCAGTGCGGGAGTGACGGCAACCGCGGGCCTCTACATCCGATCGAGCTTCTACAGCAATAGTCCGCCAGCGCAATGCGCCCTTCCCGGTAACAACGCGATCGGCGCTCCGGAGAAGCCGGAGAAACCGAGCCAGCCATGAAAACAGTTCTCCAAACGATCGCGATCGGCGCGCTGTTCTCCGCCATCGTGCTGTGCTTCTCACTTGTGAGGTTGGTTGAAGATCTCGATCACATCGCGCGCGCCACGGCGCCGAAATTCGAGACGGCACTCGACCAGATGGTGCTCGCAAGCAATAACGTGACCGCTGCCACCAAAACTTTATCCGAGGCATCCGCCGCGGAAAAAGACAACTGGACCAAGGCGAGCATGGAGGCAGCGAAGACGGGCGGCGCCGTTCGTCTCTTCGTCGACAAACTCGACCGGCAATTGAACGACAAAACGCTCCCCAACTTCGACGCGCAACTCTCCGCGCTCAGCTCGCAGTCTCAGATCTCCGTGAAGCAGGCGGGTGATGCAGCCGAGCAACTGGGGTTTGCCGCGGAGCAATTAGGGATCACCGCCGAGAGCTTGGATGGAACTGTCTCCAATCCCAATATCGCGAGCAGCCTGCAGCAGATCTCTGTGGCAACGCAGCAGATCTCGCAGGCCTCCGGACACGCCAACAAGATCCTGGCGGACGGCGAGAAAGTGGCGGATCACTACGAAGCCGAGATCCTGAAGCCGGTCTCGTTTGCAAAAAAACTAGGCGAGTACGTCTTGACCTTTGGGGCCGACGCTCGCGTGCTCTTTACAGGAGGGAAGTGATCATGAGCAGCAAATTCATCTCGAAACTCGAAGCCATCGGCAAAGGATTCAACAAGGGCATCCTGAAAATTCTGCCCTTCGCGCAAAACGCCGAACCGGAAGTGGATGCCCTTATTCCCCAGCTTGGCCCGCTCTACAACTCAACCGTGGCAGCGATCACACTCGCAGAACAGAACGCGGCAGCGGTTGGAGCGGCGGGCAGCGGCGCGGCAAAATCCGCAGCGGTGCTCGGCATCGCGGGTAATTTGATCCAGCAAGGATTGAAAGACGCGGGGCAGCCGAATGACGCGGCAGCGGCGCAAAAGTGGATTGATGCGGTCATTCTGACCCTGAAGCTGTCCCCGGCAACGGCAGCGCCCGCACCCGCACCTACGACGGCTGCATAGAGACACAGTGCGAGGACTGGAATGAGCAAGAACGCATGGGTGGGCCAACATCCCGGCAAAGAGGATTCGCGCCTGGTGAGGATCTCGCCGTACTTGTTCGGCGCCCACGGCTTGCGCAATATCCACTACCTGCCCAAGCTGAGGGATCTGCCCTGCTGCGGACTCGACTTCAAGGCCATCGTCTTCGATTTCGGATTCGCGCCGGGAACGCAAGGCCTTCCGCCGACCGGCGCGGCAAAAAGCATGATCGGGGTCGAGCGCCCTGTTTTGATCTGGGGCATCTCCGCGATTGGCAACGTCAACGCTTCCGCGCCGGGTGCCCCAACCGCGTGGAATGCCGGCACAACCTACGGGCTGGGCGCGAACGTCCTCTACGGGGAGCTCTTCAACGTAGACTCTAAGCTTGTTTATGAAGGCGTGCCGTATACCTCCCTCCAGGCTGGGAACACCGGCAACAATCCGTATACCTCTCCCGCTTGGTGGAAGCTCGGATCTTCGTCGTTTGATCCGGTGTTGAGCGGTTACCACTTCCAGATCCTGCACACGCACGAGGGCAATCAGCGCCAATTTTTCTCGAAATTTATGACGCCGAGCGAGAGCGCCGGAATAGCCGGACTGCCCCTGCTCTTGAAATCTCCCTACATGGTCATCCGGGGAGACCAGTTGACCTGCCAGGTGCGCAACGTGAATGTGATCCCCCTTTCGCTCAACGTGCAAGTGGTTCTCTACGGAGGAGAATTCGATTGAACGTCGTCCGCACCAAGCCGGGAACTTCCTTCGCCGTGATCGCACCGGGCGGGTTCCGCATTCTTTCCGCCATCGACCAGGTAGCCGAGAAGCTCGACTGCGAGCTGACCATCACTTCGGCCTGCGACGGCGAGCACTCCGGCCCCAACGATCCTCACCATCGCGGCGAAGCCTTCGACGTGCGCAGCCACGATTTTTCCACCGAACAGAAACAGCGCGTGCTGGCGCAGATCATGCAGCTTCTCGGCTGGGAGCGTTTCTACGGCTTCCTCGAATCCCCTGGAACCGAGAATGAGCACTTTCATTTTCAAGTCAAAAAAGGAACGGTCTACCCAGTGGAGACGACATGATCGCGCGCTCTCGCTATCGGAGTTTGGGAGACACCGTGCGCAACGGGATCCGCGTGGCTTCATCTCGGGTGCCATCGGTTGCGGCGTGGCAGCACCCGAACCTCGACGCGCAGCCCTGGACCGACGAGCAGAAATTGTCGATTTCGCGGCGCATGAAGACGGCGCTCTCCGGGCCGACGTTTCTCAACCGGAACATTTCGCTCTTCAATCCGCCGGCCGATTCGCTGCCCTTCATCGTGACCGCGCCTTTTGTCGCGTATCCGGCGGTTAATGCCAGCCCGGTTGTGGTGATTCAGTACGTCGTGCCTCCGGGAATGCTGGCGGTGATCACCCGGCTTGCGATCGTCGATAACGGGGCGAACGCGATTGGCACCGGAAACATCCTCTGGAATGTTTTGGTCAACGGCGGAGCGATCGACGGATTGGGAAACCTGACGGCGCCGATCGGCACCCTCGCGCAGCCGAACGATGTGGTGTTCGTGGCGCACGAGCAGGACATCGTGCAAGTGACGGTCCAGGTCACCACCGGCGCGGCTGCCGGAACCACCGCAGCCATGTTCCAAGGTTGGACTTATCCGCTCAGCCAGGCCACGTCGGTCAACCGGCAAGGCGGGCCGCTGCAGTAAAAAGTTTTGGGCGCGTGACCGGGATGATCTGGGAAAAGATTCCAACCAAAGACTTGCCGGCCGCGGTCATTGCATCGGCGAACGGCTCGCTGCTGCTGATCACGTCCTTTTTGGCGATGCTGCCGGTCGCGGCTTTCGTGAAGGATACGCGCGGCCGCCTGCTCTACATCAACCCGGCCGCGGCGAAGCTGTGGAAGACGACGTACATGAGCGCGCTCGGGAAAACGCTGCCCGAGCTGATCGGGGGACAGACGGCCGAGTTCGCGCAAAAGATGGAACTCGAAGACCGGCAGGCGTTGGGGCACAACTCCGGCTGTGTCTATGTCTACATGGATCAGCGTTTGCATTTTTTCAAACTGATCTTTCCCGTGCGGGACGCGAATCACCGGCGCCTCTTGTGCGGG